CCACTGCAAACAAGCGCAACGCCATCCGCTGGGACGATCAGGGACTAGCCCGGATTCCCTCGCCAATCACGCAGTGGGCCCTGAAAAGGGTCCGCCCCAACGTCCCCCGTGTTGGCTGGAGCGCCTCCGGCTACGCCCGCAGCCTGTCTGACTGGATCGCCGAAAACGTCACCGAAATTTTTGCCAGCGAATTTTCCATTCACCACCCCGCAGGCTTCGCCGGCACCTGCGATGCTTTAATCGGCATGAAGAATAACGAGCTGGTGCTAGCCGACTGGAAGACCAGCGTGGGCCGCAAGACTAAAAAGGACGACGATGGCCTGGAGCGCCTACCACCCGGCCATTCATACATCGACCAGTGCGGCGCCTACAGCCTGGGGCTTAGCCACCTAACCGGACTAAGGCCAACTGGTGCAGCTATCGTGCTAGCACGCCGCTGCGGCAGCCCAAACATTCATTACATGTCGGCTCATGACCTCGCCGACGCAGAAGAATCATTCATGGCTCGGGTGGAGCAATACTTCGCAGCTCTCCAAAATCCCATTCAAGTCTCAGGCTGAGACGCCATTCATGCCGCATGAAAAGCCATTCATGGTGTCTTACCGCGTGTCTCATGAGTCTTACTGCTGAGACTGTGCTGCTGGCACCATTGGCTGGGATCCTGCTGGGGCTGGCGTGGGGCCTGTTGCTGGGGCGTCTCAGGGTGTGTCTCGTGGGTCTCACTGCGAGACGGTGAAAAGCCCCACCCCGTAGGGCAGGGCTGGAGCGTGCTCACCCCTGCGGGGCTCGCACCTTGCGGGGCTTGCTGATACCGGCATCGGATCGAACCTTACGGGCTGCCCCCTTGCTGGAGCGGGTCCTATTGGCTGGGGCCTTGGCTGGCTGATCGGTGCGCGGAAAAATACCCGTAGCCTGTGGAGAAAGCTCGGGGGGAATGTCGGCGCCGCCGTTGCAGCGTTGGCAGGCCCGCCAGTAAGGCACCAGTTCCCGCCAGAGCTGGAGCGGGCCTTCCTTGCCGTGGGCGGCCTGCAGGGCCAGCAGATCCGCCCAGTCTGACGCCGCCAGGCTGGAGCGTTCAACCGCCCAACGTAGATCCCGTAGCTGGCGCTTCTCTAGGCGCAGTTGCTCGCGCTCCAGCTCCCGGGCGTCCAGGGCCAGCTGTTTACGCTCCCTGGTGGTGTTCCACTCACCGCCGCTCATGGCTGGACCTCCAGGGCTTCAACGATGAACACCGGGAGCCCTTTAGGGTCGTTGACTGGCGCTGGGGCCAGTGTGATCAGCCCGCGGGCCTGCAGGGAATCGGCGATCCGCTGATCGCGCTGGGGCATCGCCACATAATGCGGGCCGGGATTGCGGCGGAGGAAGTTGAGCCAGTTCCGCTGGAGCGGGCCCAGTGGGCGGTTGCCGTAATTCACGCCACCACCTCCCGCAGCCATGCCTGGCACGCTGCGACGGATTCCGGGCTGAGATCCTGGCGGGTATCGGTTCCCCCTTCGAGGCAGAGCCCCTCACCGGCTGAGATGCCGTTAAAGGTTGAGAGGTAATAGCTGGAGCACAGAGCCCGGCCGGGGTAGCGGAACTCCACAATCGGTTCAGGGTGGCCGCCAGAGTGGCGGGTGACTGCTGCCAGCTGCACCGATAGAACGGTGCCCTGGCGCGTGACTGTTTGCATGGCCCTTGGGTTTGTGGGTTTGCCTTAATACAGTATCAACAGCCCGGCGGTTTGCCAAGCCTGGCAGGTGTGATACAGTACGGGGGCACTTCGGCAGACCCTGTCATGCGAGCTATTGAAGAACAGATGTTGGCCGCTATCCGCACGGGTAGGGACTGGCGCAGCGGAAACACCAGTGTCAGCTGGTCCCATAATTCGCCGACCTTTGGCGGCAGCCAAGCGGTGGTGCGCCTGCACGAGAATCGCATCGGCATTTATCAGCCCAGCACCGGCTTTCTGAACATCAGCGACGGTGAGGGCTGGCGCACCGCCACCACGAAATCACGGCTTAACGCGCTGCTGGAGCTGATCCCAGGCCGCCGCCTGTGCGTTTTCCAGTGGAAAGGAGAATGGAAATTCCAGCGGCATGACGGCACCGCCGAACCTTGGCGGGGCTGGCGCGTGATTGAATGGTGCCCACTCTCCCACCAGTGGAACGCTTGACACCGGGCCGCTAGCGGTTCTACACTTGCACAAGAGCAAACCCTACCAAGGCTCTCACTATGCCGATCATTACCCCCGCCAGCCGCGCCGCTTGGAGTTTTCCGGCTGCTGCCACCCTGTCGCTGCTGGATCTCCAGGAACTAGACCGCCAGTGCGGCTACAGCTGGACTGTTGAGACCCGTTACGCCGGCCCCACCAACACCAAGGGCAGCCGCATCCTGGTGTCGTTCGTGGGCAGCCGCAAGGGCAGCAAGGCTTACGAGTACCGACACGCGCTAACCAGCAGCGAGAATCACATTGCTGCCGCGGTGGAATGGTTGCAGCAGCTCAGCAACCTAAACGGGGCTCCTTCCTATGCCCTAGTGGCGAAGGCCAGCACCGAGCGCGGTTACGTGCTGACCTTCTGTTGACTGGCACCCCCACCGATCAACGGCCCGGCCACTGTGCCGGGTCTTTTTTATGGGCGGTGGAGGTTAGCATGAGCGCAGATTGTTTGTGATGCAAACCGTGGAGGATTCCACCGGCCAGGAAGTAAACAAACCGCAGCGGCCGTATGGGAAGCGCAATCCTGATGCGGTGATTGAGGAACGGCGGAAGCGGCTTTACAAGCGGCAGCTCAGCGGATTAACTGTTCGCCAGCTGGTTCTAGAACACGCGGATCGTGAGTCTATAGCTGAAGCTACGGCCTGGAGAGACTGGGACGCCGTAAAAAGCTGGAATGAGGAAGACTGGCAGCGTGACAGGGAGTCGATAGTGTCACGATTGCAGGGGATGCGCCTCCGCGCTATTGATGCCGCAATCCGTAAGGGCCAGATCGGCAGCGCTCAGCTGCTGATGCGTGACCTCGGCGCAGTGGTCGGCGAGGTTGCACCAGAGGCCCAGGCCGCCGCGGCCCCCGTGCTGCGCGTGGAGATCGACGACAAACGCAACGCAGAGTCTTAGGCTGAGATCCGGGGCCTTAGGTTGAGACAGTAGACAGCTGCAAAACCGGCGGCAATCCCCTGGCGCGTGCTGCTTCTGTGGTTATACTGTGCAAGACAACAACAGAGCGACCCATGCTCACCCCCACCAAAACTCTCACCCTTGCCGCCGTGCTGCTAACCGCTGCAGTGGTGGCGATGGGCTTCGACAACAGCCGCCAGCTGGCACGCTGCGAGGCTACCGGCCGCGGCCCAGCGGAGTGCCGCCTCCTGGTGCTCGGGCGCTAGCGGCTGTTACAGCTTGTGACAGAATCGGCCCTCCCCCTTGACGGGGGGTGGGGTTCGGATTCTGGCGGGGTGGGAGCGGGTCCCAGGGAACCTACTGATATAACTGAGTTTCCTTCTACTGTGCTAAACTAAGCTGTTCTGTACTACATTCCCATGCTTTCCCTCGCCCTGGTACTCGCCACCGCCTACCCAATCACGAAGGTTGGCTCGTCCTGCCCCTACGGCTACTACTCCCAAGGCGGCTATTGCCAACCAAATGCGGTCATGCCCCAGCCAGCTCGCGCCATCCCCAAAACCAGCGCCGCCTGCCCGCTAGGCACCTACACCTCCGGCAATTACTGCAGCTGGATCAAACACCGCTAGGGGGCAGGGGTTCAATTCCTGTAATACCCTAGAAGGTACCCGTACCCGAAAAAGTGACCGACACGGCTGGAACCCTCTCGCTCCGCTACGCCCAGGGGCAAGTGTTCTCCAGCCGTAAACGCTTCCGTGTCTTGGTAGCCGGCCGCCGTTTCGGCAAGAGCTACCTCTCCTGCATCGAACTCTTGCGTGGGGCAATCGAACGCCCCGGCGAAACCTTTTTCTACGCCGCCCCCACCTACCGCATGGCGAAGGACATCGCCTGGAAGGTACTAAAAAAGCTAGTCCCAAAAGCCTGGATCAAGTCCAAAAACGAGACCGACCTGAAAATCGAGCTGGTGAACGGCTCCACCATCGAACTGAAGGGCACTGAAAACGCCATGGCCCTGCGAGGCCGCAGTCTTGCTGGCGTGGTGCTCGACGAAGCCGCGTTCATGTCCAGCGACGTCTGGTTCGAGGTGATCCGCCCCGCCCTCGCCGACAAACAAGGCTGGGCGTTGTTCATTTCCACGCCCGACGGCACCGCCAGCTGGTTCTACGACCTCTGGTGCTACTGCGACCAAGACGACCCGGACTGGCACCGGTGGCAATTCACCACGATCGACGGCGATAACGTCCCACCGGAAGAAATCGAAGCCGCCCGCGCCCAACTCGACGCCCGCACCTTCCGCCAAGAATTCGAGGCCAGCTTCGAGAATCTCAGCGGTCTCGTCGCCGTCTCATTTAGCGACGAAAACATCGACAGCGTGGTGCAAGACCTGCCTGTTCTGCCCCTGCTGCTGGGCGTGGACTTCAACGTGGACCCCATGTCCGCGGTCTGCGCGGTCAAAAAAGGCGACGTGCTCTGGGTCTTCGACGAAATCATCATGACCGGTGGCGCCACCACCTGGGATCTATGCGAAGAAATCCAGACCCGCTACGGCGTGGAGCGCCGCATCATCGCTTGCCCCGACCCCACCGGCGGCGCCCGCAAAACCAGCGGCGTCGGCGCCACCGACCACAACATCCTCCGCAAATCCGGCTTCACGGTCTCCAGCCCCCGAAATCCCTGGAAAATCCGCGACAAAATCACCTGCGTCAACACCGCCCTCCTCGATGCCTCTGGAACGCGCCGTCTTTTCATCCACCCAAAGTGCAAAGAGCTAATCAAATCCCTCCGCACATTGACTTATGCCCCTGGAACCGGCCTCCCCAACAAAAATCTCGGCGTAGACCACGCATTCGACGCCCTGGGCTACCTCTGCCTGCAAACTTTCAACCTCGCCAAACCAGAGAACCTCGGAAAGACCTCCTATCGTGTGTGGTAACAGCGTAAAAACCATGGCCAAAAAGCCAACTAAGGCTCAGAAAAAGGTCGCCAAGGTCATGCGCGAGTACGGCAAGGGCGAACTGCACTCGGGCAGCAAGAAAGGCCCCGTGGTGAAGTCCCGCAAACAGGCAATCGCCATCGCCATGAGCGAAGCCGGCATGGCAAAACCCAAGAAATCCACCAAAAAAGGTAAGAAGTGATGGCCAAACGCGGTCTTTACGCCAATATCGCGGCCAAACGCAAGCGCATCGCCGCCGGCAGCGGCGAAAAAATGCGTAAGCCTGGCACTAAAGGTGCCCCAACCGCCGCTGCCTTCAAAGCATCCGCCAAAACCGCCAAAAAAGGCAAGAAATAGGCCATGTCCTTATTCGTCCAGACTTCCTCCTACACCAACCCCTTTGTAACCACGGCTCTACCCGTTGGTGTCGGAGATGCTTTTGGACGTCTACGCACATCTAACCCACTTACTCTTTTCGATTCCAGTCACCGGTACCACGACAACGGCCTCTGGGCCACCTCCACCGCCACCGGTGGAACGTCCACGTTCGACGTTAACGCCGGCCTCGTCAACCTCGCCGTAACCACCAGCTCTGGCTCCGAGGTCATCCGCGAAACCA